AAACCTATAGCAAGTATCGTTTAGGTACTGCACCACGATCAGTGATTGCAGCTGGTTATCAGGCGCTTCGCGCTGTTTAAAACCATTTAAATATGGTATAAGGGGAACTAAGTTCCCCTTTTTTTTGTCTAACAATTAGGACAAACTATAAACCATAAATAGATTGGATAAGCTAAAATAAGGAGGAAAATATGGCAACTACTTTTACAGAAACAAATAAAACGGTAGCTACAGAAGCTTGGGATAAAAACGAGTGGTATGATAGCAGATACTACAAGGCTGGCATGGCACTAATGTTAGCAGTCGCAATTTTTTGGATTTGGTATCAAAGGACTTTTGCATATAGTCATGGCATGGATTCTATGGAGCCAGAATTTGAAAAAGTTTGGATGGGTCTGTGGCGTGTACACATGACTGTAATGCCTACCTTTGCATTGATTGCATGGGGTTGGATTTGGCAGACAAGAGACACCAAAGAAGAATTGGATAACCTAGACCCAAAACTAGAAATCAAGCGTTATTTCTATTGGATGATGTGGTTAGGTGTATATCTATTTGGAGTTTATTGGGGTGGAAGTTTCTTCACCGAGCAAGATGCTTCATGGCATCAGGTAATCATACGCGATACTAGTTTCACACCTAGTCATGTCGTAGTATTTTATGGTTCTTTCCCGATGTACATTGTTTGCGGAATCTCTAGTTATCTCTATGCTATAACTCGTTTACCACAGTACAGTAGGGGTACATCATTTCCATTAGTTTTCGCAATTGCTGGCCCGTTAATGATTTTGCCAAATGTTGGTCTAAACGAATGGGGACATGCTTTTTGGTTCATGGAAGAACTATTTAGCGCACCATTACATTGGGGATTTGTAATTCTCGGTTGGTCTGGTCTGTTTGCAGGTGGAGTTGCCGCACAGATAATTACTCGTTATTCTAATTTGACTGATGTGATCTGGAACAATTCTGATCCTATCATTCTGAATAACAGGATCAAACCCTAACAATTGATAACATCATAAATATGGTACGATAGAGGGAGAACTTTTTGTTCTCCCTTTTTTTGTTATAAATAGTATTATGACTACATCACAATCCCCACTAGGCAGACAGCCAGATAAGTTAGACTACGCAAGTCCAACTCAATTTAAGTTTGGCATACTTCAACTTCCTAAAGTTGAATTTTTTACGGTTACTGCTAATGTGCCTGGCATATCTGGCACACCATCAGTTTTAAATACACCATTTAAAAATATACCTACATTGGGTGATAAGCTTGAATATGAAAATCTTTCAATATCTTTTATTGTAGATGAATATCTAGAAAATTATCTATCTTTACACGATTGGATAACAGGGATTGGTTTTCCTAAAAACAGAGGACAATTTTCAACACACAGAGATGTAACATCAACTGCGCCCGCAAGTCAAAGGTCAACAAGTTCAGACATTGGTGATGTTGGTTCTTCAACACCAGATAAATCAATGTACTCTGATGCAAACCTTATGATATTATCTAATAAGAATAATCCTATTGTTGAAATTAATTTTGAAGATGTATTCCCAATATCATTAGGTGGATTAGAATATTCACAGGCTGCAACCGATGTTGAAAACTTAATCGCAACTGCTGAGTTTGCATACAAAATATACGAAATAAAAAGTTTATAAATATAACTGAGTAGAAAAGATAACGCTTTAATAATACACATTTAAGACTTTCTAAGAAAGTTAAGATATACCTGAGAGTACATCGACACTACTCACACTTTGAAGAGAAATATAATATAATGAATTTAGACCAGTTAAAAGAAGAAGCTAGAACCGACCTTGTGATTAGTAATCAAGAGGATTTAGCATCTGAATCCCTTACTAATCAAAAAATAAAATCAAAATACCTTGACCACAGGTCAAAGTTTCAATTGCTGTTGCAAAAACACAATGGAGACTATCAACGTATGTATCGTCAGAAATGGGAATACTACGGTGGTAAATCTGATGCAAAAGTTTATGTATCTAAACCATTTGATTTAAAAGTTCTTAAAACCGATCTTGCAATGTATATTACTTCTGATGAAGAAGTTATTGAACTAATGAATAAAATTGGATATCTAGAAATTGTTATAAAATATATTGATGGTGTAATCAAATCAATTGACAATCGTGGGTGGGATATTAAAAACGCAATAGAGTGGAAAAAGTTTGAAGCAGGAATGGTGTAATGAATGTAGATACTTATATAAAATATTATGAGGGTATTGTTCCTGAAAGTTTATGTAATGATTTAATTGGTTATAATTTTCCCTATAAGCCATCTACATACTCAACACACGATAGCGGCGCAATTGTAAAAGAAGATCGTGTTCAAATGTCTGACTCTTGGATAAAAAAAGATAACACATTTTATACTGCGGTTAAATCTTGTTACGAAAACGTGATAGTAAAATACCAATCCGACTTTCCTCTTTTTACCGTAGGTCGTACTACCGATTTTCGTATCAACAAATATGACAAGGGTGGATTTATGTCTAAACATGTAGATAATATTCATCACAGTCACGGCCAACAGTATGGTTATCCTCAAGTATCTGCATTATTATATCTTAATGATGATTATGAAGGTGGCGAGTTTTATGTAGCAGATAAAAAGTTTTGCCCAAGTAAAGGGTCTGCAATTATATTTCCATCTAACTTTATGTTTCCTCACGAAGCAAAAATAGTTACTAAAGGAACAAGATGGAGTATCATAACATGGTTGATGTAAAATGCATATATCTAAAAAGAACGAAGTATATTTAGTTCTAGATGACCTAGACCCATCAACAAAACAAGAACTAACAGAGTTCTTTACGTTTGAAGTGCCTGGCGCTAAATTTATGCCACAGTTTAAAAATCGTATGTGGGATGGTAAGATACGACTATTTTCACCAGCTACAGGACAAATATACGTTGGGTTGCTTTCATACATTAAACAATATTGTTCAAGAAACGGAATTGATTATACATTTGAAGATGGAGTAGAAGATGAAAGAAAGATTGAACGAGTCGTTGTCTCAGGATTTGTTAAATCTCTTAAACCAAAGTCAAGAGGTAAATCCCTTAAAGTTCGTGATTATCAGATTGATGCCGTACACCACGCTGTTAGCAGACATCGTGCTTTGTTGCTCTCTCCCACTGCTTCTGGTAAGTCATTAATAATATATTCGTTAGTTCGTTATTACAAAATGATGGGAGTGAGAACTCTAATATTAGTTCCAACCACTTCACTAGTAGAACAAATGTATACTGACTTCGAAGATTACGGTTGGAGCTCTGGTACGTACTGTCAAAAAATATATCAAGGTCATGACCGCAAAGTAACTAAGGATGTTGTAATATCAACATGGCAATCTTTGTATAAGATGCCAAAGAAATATTTTGAAGATTTTGGTTGTGTTATTGGTGATGAAGCACACATGTTCAAGTCTAAATCGCTGACAGGGATTATGACTAAGTTACACCAATGTAAGTACAGATTTGGACTTACAGGCACCCTAGATGGAACGCTAACGCATCGCTTAGTACTAGAAGGTCTATTTGGTACTGCTGAAAATATAGTGACCACTAAAGAGTTAATAGACAGGAAAACACTTGCAGACTTGACCGTTAAGTGTATTGTTTTAAAACACAAAAACATTCGCGAAAGAATGACGTATGCAGAAGAACTAGAGTATTTAGCTACGAATGAGAAACGAAATAATTTTATAGTTAATCTTCTGCAACATTTAGATGGCAATACACTTTGTCTCTTTCAATTAGTTGAAAAACATGGCAAACCATTATACGACCAAGTTCAAGAAACAATAACTGATAGAAAAACATTTTTTGTATATGGTGGAACAGACACATCAGAAAGAGAAGAAATAAGAGGGACTGTAGAAAATGAAAAGAAATCAATTATACTTGCAAGCTATGGTACATTTAGTACTGGTATTAATATTAGGAACATTAATAACATCGTGTTCAGTTCTCCAAGTAAAAGCAGAATTCGAGTGCTCCAAAGTCTTGGACGAGGTTTGCGTAAGACCGATACTAAAAATTCCGTTTTGATATTTGATATTGCAGACGATGTGTCTCATAACAATAAACGTAATTTTACATTAAATCATTTTTCTGAAAGAATAGCTTTATACAATGAACAACAGTTTGATTACCAAATTAGTAAAGTACAATTGTAATCACATAAATATATATTTGAATGATTGATAAAAAAGGGTTAAAAATGGAAACAAATTATAAAGTCGTTAAATTAACAAATGGTGACAATATTATTTGTGAAGCTGTGGAACACGTTAACGAAACATATGTAATTAAAACACCTTTAAAAATGGAAATGATGCATGAAGATGAATCAAATCAACATGTAGAATCTCTACATCTTACTGCTTGGATTTCACCCTTTACAGAAAACACATATTTTGAAATTAAAGAAACTCATGTAATTGTTATAACAGAGGCCTCAATAGGACTGTCTGCTTATTATAAAAATATTGTCAAAAAACATAGTAAATTTGCAGAACAATTATCTGATGATTTAGATGAAATAGATAATATTGAACCGTCAGCTGAAGAACTGTTTGATGAAGAATATGAAGAAGCTTTAAATGGAACAGTTAATAACATATTTAAATATCATTAACTTAACCAACCAACAGAGCCATGTTAACACATATATTTTGGCTAAGTCAAGTCTCTTTTATTTTTTATTAGTTACTTGACTTTATCATGGCAATGTAGTATAGTATACTTCTAACTTGAAAAAGGAGTTGAGATGACAAAAGTTAAAAAGGCAAAGGGAGCGCATTATGTAGAAAATAAAGTTTTCCTTCAAGCCATGACCGAGTGGAAAGCTGAGTGTAAAATAGCAGAAGAAAAACAAAAAGATTTGCCCAAAGAAGAATGGGTTAGAACACCAGTAACCAACTATATTGGTGAATGTTTTTTAAAGATTGCAACTCACTTATCATATAGACCAAACTTTATAAATTACACTTATAGAGATGAAATGATTTCAGATGGTATTGAAAACTGTTTGCAGTATTGTGGTAATTTTGACCCAGAGAAATCAAAGAATCCTTTTGCGTATTTTACTCAAATTATTTACTACGCTTTCTTACGAAGAATTGCAAAAGAAAAAAAACAAACTCATGTTAGAAATAAAATGATTGAAATGGTTAGTTATGAATCTTGGACAGTTAATGAAGGTGATACTAACCATTATAGTGTACAAGGCTTTGACCCAAATGTAATGTTGCCAGATGAAGATGTTTATAAACCTAAAAAGAAAATAGTAAATAGGACTAAAGGTCTTGAAAACTTTATGGAAGAAGATAAAGATGAAGATGAAGATGATGCAAGGATATAATTAATTTGAAACTTGCTATTATAACGGATACTCATTTTGGCGCTCGTAATGATAACCTTAATTTTAATGAATACTTTTTTAAATTTTATGAAAACACTTTCTTTCCAACTTTAAAAGAAAGAGGAATAACAACTTGTGTCCATATGGGCGATGTTGTTGATAGACGTAAGTTTATAAGTTTTCGAATTGCAAATGATTTTCGTAAAAGATTTATAAACAAGTTTAAAGAGTTGGGTATTGATTTACACATCATTATTGGCAACCATGACACCTATTACAAGAACACCAATGAAGTTAATTCAATGGAAGAACTTGTTGGTAAAGACAGATTTAAAATATACACAGGCCCAGAGATTGTAAATTTTGACGGAACTGATATAGTCTTTATGCCTTGGATTAATGCTAACAATTATGAAGAATCCATAAATGTTTTGAATACCGCAAAGTCAGAC